GCGTACTTTTTTCCAAATTGGATGATCATTTGGTACTGCCAACGACCTAGCCGCATCAGAATATCTCCGATGGACTAGCTCGTCTTTATGCCAGAACTGGATGCGGTCTAGAAACCAGACCCACCTAAAGAATTTATGTGGGGGTTTCTCCTGCATCTTTTTGCGCTTCCTCGAACTGCTTTTTTGCTTCCTCATCGCTCATATGATCTGCAAGATCATAACGTGTAATTTCTTTACGTAATTCTTCACGTTCAGCTCTTAAAGTCGCACGTTCAGCTTCAAGCTCTTCATTTCGTAATGCTTCATTATATTTCATAAATTGCATCATTCTGTCGAATTCAGTGCTTTGATTTATACGCGGCTCAATATTTGTATATACCGCTTCTTCTGGCTGTACTCTTGTTTGATCTAAGTCAGGTAAATTTACAAAAACAGCTGAGCCTTTTTCGGCTTTAATTTGGCAATATGTTGTTTCATTTGCCGTGTATTGAATTTCTGTTTTTCCGTTACTTGTTCCGATTAAAATTGCATCCTGCATTTTTTTTGTAGTCGAAACCCACACCTCAATATTTGAGTTTGTTGTCAGTTCAAATTTTACATGACGTGGTTTACTTGCGACAAATTCTAATATTTCACCGGCTTGGGCGGGAAACCATTTATTAATTTGTCCGTGTTTAATTCTATTCATTGTTTTTTTTCCTTTTTAAATAAAAAAAGCGGGGTAGGGGAGGGCTACCCCGCTATATATTACTACTCGATACGGGAGGAATCCACTTGAGCAGTAATGGCTTCATAGTCGCTTGTTGCGTCAGCTTCGAGCAACGATGTTCCGAAGACTGTATTGCCAGATACCTTTATATCCGACATCACCGTAGCGGTGAAACTGTCTGCTACTTGATCTGCAAAGATCTTTTTATGAAGATCTTTTACCAAGTAGTGGCTTTCTGAAAGGGTAGGATTGAGAGTTTCACAACCCCAAATTTTTTGCCTATCCTCAGTGAATGCATCGTTTGCAGGGCGGTAAAATTTACCACCTACACGTACACAATCCATTTTCCATTGATTATTTAATGGTTGATACCCAAAGGTTCCATTGGGTGTAGTATGATTGACGTCTAATACGTCGTTTTTTGCTATTTGTACTTTTTGCGGATCCAATTGGTCGCGTAAACTGTTAGGCAATGTGTCTGGATCAGTTGTATATAGGAAAGGATCTTTTGATCTTTCCCATAATTGCTCAGGTACAATTTCCATTGTGTACATCAATGTTCCGCCATATGGCATTTTTGGTGTTGATATATTCATTTCAATTGTTGCTGAACCGTTTGCAACTTTAGTGTCTAAATTTGCACCATCGGTTGCAAATCTTTCATTGAAATTTAACATTGTTGATTTTTTACCAACTAACATTGGTTGTGTTTGTAATAATGATGGGATGGAAATTCCCTGCATTAATAAGTCAATAATGTAGCTGTGCTCTATCCAATCATACTTAGATCTTAATTTTGCGTATGCAACTGTTTTACGGGCTTGATCAATGTCAGCTAATGACATTGTAGCGTTTCCGCCTGTTTGCAATTCTGCAAATATATCATCAAATAAATAATAATCACCTTCATCGACAATAGATGAACCCAATTGCGCAGGTGACCAAGCTGAACCGCTTGTTAATGCATCATTTGATGAAGCAACTTTATCAAGATTATAATTATGTGCCCGTAATGATTTTAATGGTGCCTGGAATGTTAAACCTTGTAAAGATACTTCGCCGTCCAAAAGCTTGGCGTCGAAATCTGCAACGATATCATTATATCCAGTATTAAGCCAAAATGCTTCAGCTAATGTGTGATCATATGCATTTCTTAATGGTAATGATTTTGATCGTGCTTTGCGTCTATGGTTAACGATTGCATTATATGCTTCATTAACTGTTGTATTCATTTGTGTAGCTTCTGTGTGAATACCCATTGTTTGGTAAAATGTATCATTCCCACTACCAAAAAATTGAGATGTATCTACACTAGAATAATTACCTTGTAGATGCACTGTATTATTATCATGTCTATAAAATTTATTACTTTCAAAAAATGGTATTACGCTTCCCGCCGCACCATTTTGTTTTGCATATGATTTGTTAACCTCATCAATGCTACCGCCAAAACGTTCATAGCATGCTTGAGATACGACGTGTGCGTATACATTTACCGCTATGCCGTTCATTGGCATTCCATCCGCAAACATTTCAGATTGTACGTTTATACGTACACGTCCTGATTGTACTGCGTCTTCTCTGTGCAACCATTCGTATGATAGTGGAATTATCTTGCCTGCATCAAAGCTTGTAAGAACCCTTTTTTTGAGGCCCCTTACACTTCGCCTTTGTGCTATTGGCGTTGTTGTTAGTAATTCAGTCATTCTCATTTTTTGTTTCTCCTTAAAATGATTTGCTTAATAATTTTTCGTATTTTTTTGCACTTTTTACACATTAAAGACCTAATGCTTCCATTACGTCTTTTTGTTGATCAATAGGTGTTGTAATAATTTTTCCATTAGAATTTTTCTTTGGTAACCAAGATTCTAATGTCTCACCTATTTGATTTGCTTTTTTATTATACCAATCACCCATTTCTTTTTTTAGAAATTGTTTAATTTTATCCATTGATGGAGGTTTTCCATCAAATGTTTGGTATAAATTGTTTAATGATTTTTTAACTGCAGGTGGTATACCTTGTAAGCCATCAACAAATACTTGGAATTCAATTCCGTTTTGATATGATGCTTGTAAACCTTGTACAAACATAGAACCCATTAATTCACTCATACGAGTTTCCATTAATTCTGGGTTTATTGTCATATAATTGACGTTTGTTTCACCATCCATTCCACCAGTAGTAACTGGTACTAATAATGGAACTTTATATCGAT